CGTGATCCCCTACCAGGTCGCCACCCGTCTCCGCGCTTCCACGAAGTTTCAGAACCGCGCCCGTGGTGCAGGTGTTTCGAGCGATGCCATCCTGAACCTCGATGCGTCCGCAATGGCAGACGTGTTTGGTGTTGATCGCGTGCTTATCGGTCGCGCTGCCTATGATGGCGCTGGCGAAGGTATCGCGTTCTCCAGCTCCCTGATCTGGTCGAACAGCTACATCTGGGTGGGTAATGTCGGTTCAGGTCTGCTTGATGGTGGAGCTGCTTACACCCTCAACTGGTCGCAGTATGGCACCGTCCTCAATGTCGAGACCTACCGTGACGAGCCGATCAAGTCGGACATCGTTCGCGCCGCGCACTCAACCGCCGAGAAGGTTGTCAATGCCGCCGCCGGCGAAATCATCGCCACGCAGTTCGCATAAGTTATAAGCGCTTAGTTCTGAGCCCACCCTTTTACCGGGGTGGGCTTTTTTGGGCATGAAGCGAATTTTCAACAATGCGGCCAATGTTATATACCTGAAAAAATGAGCGACTTCGACACCACCCAACTCAACACCGACCTTGCAGCCATCTGCGCGACCACGATGGGCGGTGAATCGTTTGTGACTGGCGGCATAACTTACTCGGGAATCTTCAACCAGCTTGATCAGGTCTATGCGTTTGAGCAGGTCGGCAACAGCACCAACGGCCGAATGACTTTGGTGGTCAATCGCGCGGCTTATACGCCCACGATCAACGCATTGGTTTATCGTTCTTTTGATTCGATCACTTACCGCATCACCGACTTTAAGCCTGATCTGCAAGCGTTTGAAATTTCTTTAAACACTTTTAAAACGTGAACCTAAAGATCGACTTTAACGATCTGGCATTCCGCGCCGCCATGAAGGAGGCGGTGATAAAACTCAAGGCTGACGGCCCGCAGTTGGTGCGTGAAGAGACCCGGCTTTTCATCGGTGAGTTTATGCGCCGCAGTCCTCCATTTGCTGGTGGAAATTATGGAAAGTCAGTTGGAAGTCCGGCGGATTACGAAGCAGGAAAAAAAACTATCACCGGAGACTTGGCACAAGTTGCTGGACACGCACAAAGTGGTTATCTTCAATTTGTTGTTGATACGTTTGGAGCAACACAAATTAAACAACAGCTTTTTAAGAAAGGCAGTAAAAAGCCATATCTGATTGACTGGGACAAGGTGGCATTTTCACTTGAAGAACTGATGAAGCATCATCGTTCAAAGTTAAACAAAGCAGGAAGGCCACCAAACCATTATAAAAATGGAAGTCCAGCATATGGACAAGCCGATAAAACTATTGGTCGCTGGGTAGCAAAAGAAAAAATGATCGTCCCGAACGAAATATATTATCAGTATCGGCATAAACTTTATGATGCCATCGGATCGGCCAAAGCGTCATTCAATGCGGCCGCTTTGACGCTTGGTTTAAAACCATTTCCAGCATGGATAAAGCGCCACGGCCCGCGAGGCACTTATTCGGAGAGCGGAGATCCAGCAAACTTCGTGGCAATTATTGCCGGAAAGTCTCAGGTGCCAGGTGCCCAGCGCGCAGTCGATGAAGCCATCGCTATTCGTTCAAAGAAATTTCAGGCTGAAATGAAACGCATCATCAAAACCTTTGCCGAAACCGGAAAGATAACCAGCCGCCGCAAATCTCTTAATTCCTGATCATGTCTACCCAATACTATTTAACCGACAACATCCGCCAGTCCGTCGTTGCTGTTCTTGCTGCCGGCCAGAACTACGTGACGAGCGCGAACATCATGTCTAACCGTTCCAATGTTTCCGCCGACATTCCACGCATTGAGGTCGATGTCACCAACGTCTCCCGTGCCAGTCTTCAGATGGGTTCTAATGCCACCTACGGCTGGTTCTACAACCACTTTGCGGCCGACGTAGGGGTCAAGGTTGTTACCGACCGTGCCGGCACCACAGGAGCCAGCCACGAAGACGTTGTTGAGTCGGTGCGCTACTTGATGAGCCGCGAGGCCCAGAAACTTGTTTCCCCGGTGGTGACGTGGTATAATGTCCTTGACGTAACCGAGCAGGGCGAGGCCCACGAAATCATGACCGATGTGCGAGAAGATCACAGCACAATCAACTTTCGGCTTGAGATGATGATCATCGCATCAAGCTACGTCGTGCCTTCCAGCGGATCTCCGCTTTAATTTTTACGCTTCGCATAAATAAACCACCTTTATCATGGCCATTCCCTATCTCACCACCTCGACTCTTCCCTATGGAAGCCGCACAGTAACCATCGGAACGCTTGGATTTATAGCCAATAATTTTTCGACTAGTTCAAGTTTAAATGTAATTGAGCGCCAAGATGCTCTCGGCGCTCCTAATGGTGCCGTTGGTATTCGCACTGCATCAACTGGCTCAGCCCAGCTTCAGGTTGCTGCCGTTACTTATCTCAATACATTTACCGTCGGCGATGCTTTTTTGGCTGATTCCGTAACGTATTTCCTTACCGATATATCGAAACCGGAAGACGCTCAAAATTTTAAAGTTGTTGACGTTTCATTCCGCGAGGCGATTTAAGTCCGTGCCAATCGACGCCCAAGCACTATGGGCGGATAAATACGCCGCCCGCTTTGCTGCCGCCAAGTTCCAAGAGGACACGGCACGCGAGCAGGCGTTCATTGACGATACGCATATCGTCTACGGAGAGCGCTTGCGTGGTATGACTCCCCGCGATCTGCTGCACCTGCAAGTAATCAGCTCACCCTTGATTTATGGAGGCCAAGAAATAAAGCCTGCTCATATATTGCAGTTTCTTTGGGCGCTCAATGTTAAGAATAAAGGTATTTTTCGCTTTTACTATCGCCAGCGGATGGTGCGTAGAGTGCTGGGCCGTAAGTCCATTAATCCAACGCTTGATTCATTGCGCGCCATTTCAGATTATATCGGAACCATGTTTATGGATGCTGGAGGCAAGTCGTCCACCGAATTAAAACCCATCGGTGCATGTTGGCTAGCTCCGATCTTGGTGCGTGTTGCCAAGATGATCGGGTCCGTTGATCCGTTGGATGGCAGGGCATGGGGAGATGTTCCATTGCCTCGTATTTGGCAGTATTTAAAATCCGCAAAAATGGCAGAAGACCCAAAGTCTAAAGATTACTCTCCAAGCGATAATCTAATTAACGACTGGCAGCACGAAGTAAACAAACTCTCCAATGGCATTTGAAGAAATCAAAGCAAAATTAGGTCTTGATATAACCGATTTTGAGAAAGGAATGCTGAATGCAAATAAAGCTGCACAGCAGACTGCATTAGCTCAGCAAAAGCTTTCTGATTTTCGTAGAAATAAAGCATTATCAGAAGCAAATGATGCTGAAAAAATAATAATTCTTCAGAAAGAGCTTGCCGATCTTTATGCATTACAAACTGAAGCAACAGCTGGAACTGCACCCTATTTAAAAGCTCAGCTTGAAATTGAAAAAAAGCTGGTTGAAATTGGAAAAGTAAGACAAAACCAACGTGAAGCTGAGAAAATTGCATTAGAGAAAAATGCAGCTAAACAAGCAATTGCAACACCTATTGCAGCACCTACTGGTGGAGGATTTGTTGATTTTAGAAAATCAGTTTTAGAAAAAGCAAATGCCCTTGGCGCTGGTGGTTTACTCAAGGGGTTTGGAGTTGCGGCGCTAGTTAGTGAATTTATTAAGGCTGGAAAAGCTGCTCAAGAAGTCCGAGATAGATCAAGAGAAACCGGAGATGCAGTTGAATATACAACAGGACAAGCAGCTCGTTTAGCTGATGCATTTGGATCTGCTCGTAATATATTAAGTGGCCCGTCTGGATTATTTCAAACTATCATGGCAATTCCAGTGGATGCTTTTGATGGACTAATAGCAGGTGCTTCAGCATTAGCAGGAATCGGAAATGTATCTGAAAATCTTCAAGTGTTACGCGAAGATCCAGCTATAACAGCTGCTAAAAATAATAAAATTATTTTAGAAAAAAATAAATTGCTACAAGAATCAGACAAAGCAGAAATTGCATTTTCAATTGCTTTATCTGAATTAGAACAAAGCCGTGTTAATGCGCTTTATGAACAATTAAGTATTCAGGATCAAATTCTTTTTAAACAAGAAGAACTTAAAATGGCCAAACAGGACGTTTTGAAAACTGAAGTAAATACTATTTCTGCAATTAAAGCTGAGCAAGATGTTGTTAAAGTTCAATCGGAACTTACTCGGTTAATAAATGAGCGTGACCAAGCTGCGCTTGAATCTAAAAAAGGTATTGAGGAACAGATCAGCGCTGAAAAAGAAAAACAGTTAGCTAAAGAACAAGAACTTGCAGCCGTTCGTGAAGCATCAGCCAAAAAACTTGCTGCCGCTCAACAAACGGCTGCTTTAGCTGGCCAGGCTTATTCCAAAGCACTGTCTGATCAATCTGCCGCATCCCTTGCGGACGTCACCGCTGGCACGCGTGGATCTGCTGCAGATCAAAGAGCAGCCATAAAAGTTCAGGACCTGAGAACACAGGCTCAAAAAGCACGTGATCAAGGCAGGGGATCTCTGCTTGGTGGCCAATTTGTTAGCCAGGCGGACATTCTTTCACAGCAAGCAAACCAAATTCAATCCGGCATAACTTCACTCAGCACTAGTGAACGTGACCCATTGGCAGCTGTTACGGAACAACTGATAAAATCAAATGAAGAGCTAGCGACCATCCGCGAAAGTTTAACAATTATGGAAGTTCAATACTAATGGCTTCAATAATTTACAATTGTGGAAATGCAGGGATTTCATTTGAGGAAATGGTGCCTCAAGGTCAGCCATTAGTTGAAAATGCAAATCAAGATAATCCATCTGAAGTAACAATCAGACAGGTTTATATGTGCCGAATGAGTGCTTACAAAAGGCCAGCTGCTGGCAGTTTATGCCCGGTTGAATTACATCCAAGAATCAGAGCCGTATTTAGCCAAGACGGCCCGAGAACACCAACTGGAATCGGTGAAATCATTACATTTCAACGAACATGGGTTAAATGATCATGATTGAACTACGTCCATTTGAATCTCCGTCGTTTGACGAGGCAGTTCCACAGGGACAACCATTGGTCGAAACTCCATTGCAGGAGCTTGGCAGGACTCATTATGTCATAACGCAAAGATATATGCAACAAATTGAGGCTTATAGAAAGCCCAGTGAAAATGCGCGTATGCCAGTTGGTCTTATTCCAAGTTTAAACGTAGTTGCGTATCACTGTTACGATGGTCCAAGAACTCCAATAAATGGATCAAAAATTATTCAGTTTGATCGTGTTTGGTCAACCGTTCCAGTTTCATTTGAAGACCAAACTGTTTCAACGGTTGTAATTCAACAGCCATCATTTGCTTCTATAAGAAAAACCGTAAGCTGGACTTCCTCGTTAATTCCAACAATTTATTACTATACAAATTTAGGAATTGTATCAACTGGATCAAAAGCAACAAAATCAGCAAAAATACAACGTGATTTCTTTATTGTAGGAACTGGCCAAACTTATGCAAGTGCATCGGCAATTCCGACAAGAAATGAAAACATAATATCATATAAAGACTGGACGCAACTTCCACTCAATACCAGATTTGTTTCTACTGATTGGAATACTTTAGTTAATGCATTGCCAACGCAAAACGTGCCTCAGCTATCCGGTGTAATCGTATTGCCATCAGCAACTCCACCAGGAGTCGTTCCTCCATACGGAGAAAGCACATACATTGAAACTGGATATAGTGTTTTGAGTGGAGTTTATGTATCAGGAGAATCAAAGCTTTTTAAATATATCGGAAACATTTGGGAGCGTAGATCAATCAACGTAACAGTTTAAAATGGCTATTGTAAATCCAAACACACTTCCGATTATTAAAAGAGCACCCAAAGCATTTATGGGGTTTGCAAAACTTCATAATGATTTGGTTAAAGTGGTAAGTCCTGTTCTTAATATAAAAGGCGGATTAAAGATTGGTGTTACTCAAACATCAACAAACACAATAATTAGCTTCCTAGGTTAATATGCCGACGATCACCACTACTGTCACCTCGCGAACCGGAACCAGTGAGCTATTTGGTCGTTCCGGCTATTCATCTGATCTCGCCCCTTATGATGCTGGAAATCCATCAGCATGGGAAGGACAAGGGAGAAAATGGAGAACAGTTACGCAAACTGGTTTACTCACCAAAACCGTTTATTTTGGAACTGGAGTTGCCTGTCAAAAACCAGTTTATTCTGAATCAAATGGGACTTGGACTGGGTCGGCTACTGAAAGCTCTGGCACGTTTAATTATTCAACATTAACTGCAACCGGAACGTGGACTGGTGGTTTATCAAATCGCTTACTTGATCAATACGATGTTCACGATATACTTTTTAATAATAACTATACTTTAATTGAATTTGCTGTAGCTGGGAAAGGTGCTTGCGATATATTAGATGTTCCCACTGATTCCTATCAATCTGCTAGTGGAGTTGCTTCAGAATCATTAACAGATGCAACATCGTATTATGATTCTCTTGCTTCTGCCATTGATTTAGTAACTGGAACAATTAAAGTTGCAAGTTCAGTAAGCATAAGTTCAACAACTCCAGAAAGTGATGATCCAATTGATTTTGAAGTTACCGCTGTTCGTATTTCAGTTTTAATTGATGGTGTAAAAGATACGCCGCATCTAGTCACTATTAACCTAATCAATACCGATGGATTTTTAATCCCATCCACGTTTATTTTGACAACTGATGATAGCGAAATATCAGGTCAGGGCACTGGTCAGGCATCTTTTGATTACGATATATTGCAACCTCTAGTTGACCAAACCATCACTTTTACTGGAGCTACTGTCAGAGAAGCATATCCGCAACGTGCGCTTACAACTGAACAGCGTTTAGAAAATCTGGAAACCCCATAACTTACAATCTACTACCACCATGGCCGACCTCACCCTCACCTCCGCGAATGTCGCACCAAGCGATAATGCTGTAATGATTACCGGAATCGCTGCTGCTGCAATTTCTGCTGGGCAAACTGTTTTTGAAGACACTGCAACCCTTGATTCGGTAGGCAGACCAAAGTTCAAACTTTATGATTCGAACTTAACGACTCCAACTGCAATCTTAAATGGTGTTCGTGGGATCGCTGCAAATACTGCTGGCATTGGTCAACCAATGGACGTTGTTATCTATGATCCCGCATTTACGCACGGCTTAACAACTGTTGTAAAAGGTGACGTTTTGATTGCCAGCGCAACAACTGCCGGTGCGATTGCACCAGTAGCAGATTTGGCTACTGGCTGGCGACCTGCGGTGATGCTTATCGCAACCAGCGCAACCGTTGCCGTGCTTCAAATCTCGCAAAATACCACCGCAAAGTAAGTCAGCGTTAAACAGCACCAGGATTCCGCGCAATAAACAAAGCACGTCCGCGCTCATAGCGTTCCGGTGCGTTGGTCGCTTGGTAGGTAGCATCCAGTTCACCCTTGCCGAAAAATGGATGAGCATGCTCAAAAACCAGATCCGCCCGGCGATCAATGACGACGCCATCCGCCCACGCTCGATGCGAAAACTCGTTGTCGGAAAACACCGATTCGTAACCCTCAAAGAATAAATCTCCCTGCGCTTCCAGCCGCTCGCGGTTGAGGATCGCCATGCACAGGAGCGAGTCCTTGCGGTTCCCATCTGAAACGGCCAGCACAGCGCCGGCCAGAATGTCCTCAAAAGCTTTTGAGATCGTTGCATCCCAGCCTTGAGGCGGACTAAAATCATCCGAAAGCTGGATCAGAACTTCGCCGCGAGCCATCCGCGCTGCGGCATTCCAAGCGCGAACGCATGAACCAGGCTCAACAACAACGTGCCGAAACTGCTTGGCTAGCTCACGACTTGCTTTGTCGTCAGAGTCCACGGCTATGATGTATTCAATGTCGTCTGGCTCCGATGCCAACGCCATCCACTTCTCGCGGCATTCCCAAGCTTTTTGCGGTCGATTTCTGGTGGCATGAAGCAACGTAATTTTTGGCGCGTAGTTTTCAGTTTTAGTAGGCAATCCGTTGAGCCGCTCACACCGCTCCAACAGATCACGGCCATGCCAGCCATACCATTTTGCCTCAAACGTCCACGGCCGGCGCTCATCTGGTGGAACAGGAATGGCAACCATCCGACCTGCCAGCTCTAAGGCACGCACCGGTTCTCCACCCTCAAGCGCAGCCAGCACGGCGCCAGCCAGAGGCTCGCGTAGTTGCGGCATCTCGACCACTCCACGGCCGAACCACTCAAGCGCCTCTTTGGGCGTCTTGGCCAATCGTCCGAGATTCATGATAATTTCAAAGCGGAATGTCTCATGAAGATTGGGAAAACCTAAAGCCAGCAGGCCAAACTCCCGCGCTTTCTCTTCTGAGCGCGCGTAGAAGTGCTCCTGGTGCACGTAGAAAAGCTGCGACCCAGCTTCGCGCAGAGCATTTGAAAGGATGCGAAGGTTTCGGTCGTGGCTGCGTGGCTTGGCTGCAACTGGAGAATGCACCCAGACCGGAGCATCTACCGACAGCCGCTTGTCTCCATCGCGCAGAATCAGATTTTCGTGCACCGCAAACTGCCACCGCCGCCCAGCTTCAAACAGGCTGCGACGAATGCACCGCTCGCGCCACGGTGCTTTGTTGGTGCCGGGCACGTCGTAAGTGAACAGCAGCAGGTCGGCTTTAGTCTCGGCACAGGCTTGAATAATGCCCGCTGGATCTCCGCGCAGCGTATCATCGGCATCGGCCCAGAAGATCCAGTCACCAGTTGCCAGCTCAAAAGCCTGATTACGTGCGGCCGCGAAGTTGTCGACATGCCTCCAGTCCTTGGCCGAATCGCCGTTTCGGTAGATGCCAAACTGAATCTCGACGCCCAGTTCCTCGGCAATCTTATGGGCGAGATCAACCGTCTCATCTGGCTCCTGAGCACCTATGGCCTGGACAATACAGAGTTCATGGAACGACCCAGCAAACGAGCGCAGGCAGTGCTCTATGTGAGCCGCTTCATTTCCGACTATCATGGCAAGGGAGATTTTGGGCATGCTTGAATGCTTCCGTAAAGTTTACGAATCCGCCCATTTTATGGCGCTTGCTAACCCTTTTATCGGCCTCGACTCGGCCACGCTTACCACTTTGAAGACGCAAGCCGTGACCGCGCTCTCGGCTATTCTCACCAACCAAAGCTACTCGCTTAACGGTCGCAGCGTCACACGCGCCAACTTAAACGAGGTTAAGGATATGGTTGGACAGCTTCAGTCGGCTTTGGACATCTCCAACGGCAACACCGCCGAAGTCACGTTCGTGCAATTTAACAGCTCCAACACTTGGTAACCATGGAACGTCCCGACATCGCCGGCCTAGTTAAAAACCAGAACGCTTTCGAGCGAGCCCTCGGCGCTATTGCTCCAAGCTGGGCAACGAATCGGCTGCGCTCCAAGATTGAGAAGCACCTTTTCGAGTATCAGGCCGCGCAGGCGAATCGTCTTTTCGCGCCAAAAACTTACGAGCTGCCAGCAGAAAGTTCAAAAACCAGCCGCGAGCGAAAGGTCATGATGTTTGAGGCCCGCGACTTGATCGCCAATTTCTCCGCGCTCGCCGGCATCCCAGAGAAGTTCGCTTTGAATTGCACGCCGAACGAATGGAGTCCGGCAACTGGTGACCGTGAATATGACCGCACCATCGCTGAGTATTTCCATGCGTGGTGCAAAAAAGCCGACGTAACGGGCCGGCACTCATTTCGTCAGCTTGTCGGAATGGCGCTTCAAATGCGGCCCGTCGATGGCGATTGCGGATTTGCCATTCGCAAGACTGCTGATGGTCTTCGGCTTCAACTCGTGCCCGCCGATCTGATTGGCAATCCGAACGAGATTTCGATGTTTGACAAATACATCGACGGCATCGTGGTCGATGACTTTGGAAAGCCGGTTGCATTCCGAGTATTCCAGCGCGACCGCAACGGCTCTTATTCAAACCCAGAAGATGTTCCCGCCCGCGCTTTCTGCCATTATTTCGATCCATTCCGCGCCGACCAATACCGCGGCGTGACCGAGTTCCACGCCGTCATCAACACCGCCCGGATGCTCAAGGGCATCCTTGATGCTGAGCAAGTTGGTGTCAGGTTTGCATCCCAGCAGGCGGCGCTAGTGTTCAATGAGCGTGGTTCAGCCTCGCCGCGCCAAGCCTTTAGCGCCGCTCCTTCTCTCACCCTCGATAATGGCCAACAGCGTAAGGATGAGATTTCAGAGATGGGCATGATCAAATACTTCAACACTTCTGACAAGGTGGAGGTGATGCCCTCGCGTCCGTCGTCCGCCTTCACTGGCTTCGTAGAGCACCTGATGGACGAAATTGCTATGGGTCTCGGCATTCCCGCCGGCGTGCTGTTTGGCACTCAAGGCTACAAAGGCCCGAATGTGCGCGCCGAGTTTGCCCAGGCTGATCGTGTATGGGATCGTCATCGTGGCGTGCTTTCTGACAAGGTGCTCGACCCAATCAAGAATGACGTGATCTTGATCGGCATTGCTGAAGGAGAAATCCCGCCGCCTCCTGCCAAGGAGGGAGAGACTGCGGTGCAAGCATTGCGTCGTGCTTTGCGTGGAGAATGGCGCTGGCCGGCACGGATGTCGATTGACGTGGGCCGCGAGTCCACCGCCAACCTCAACGAGAACCGCCAGGGCATAAAATCCGGCCAGCAGATCGCCGCCGAGAATGGCTACGATTACGAAGACACGCTTGAGCAGCTCGCCATCGAGGCCGCTAAGGTCTCCGAGCTTGCCGCCCGTTATGGCGTGCCCGAGACCGCCATCCGCCTGACCACCTCCTCGCTTCCGTCCACGCCTTCCGCTGCGGCTGCGGCTGGATCTGAGGTGGGTGCGGCAGCGGCTGCGGCTTCGCTTCCACCTCCTGAAACTACCGCTGCAGCCATGCAATCCATTGTTGATGGA